TAGAATGGTTCAGCTTGAACTAAACGCATTAAAAAAAGGCGAAGAGTATTACAAAAATTTGCAAGAGCAATATGACAAGGCAATTCATAAAATAAATAATGATATAACTGTTTGGTATACAAGACTTGCTGATAATAACGAAATTAGCTTGACAGAAGCAAGAAAGTGGCTAAAAAATAGCGAATTGGACGAGTTCAAATGGACTTTAAAGGAATATATCAAATATGGTAAAGAAAATTCTTTGAATCAACAATGGATGAAAGAATTAGAAAATGCTTCGGCTAAATATCATATTAATAGATTAGAAGCAATTCAAATTCAAATGAAACAACATCTTGAAGAATTATCACAAGAACAAGATGAAGGAATGACAAATACATTATCTGATATTTATGAAGATACATATTATCATACAGCATTTGAAATTCAAAGGGGTCTGAATATCGGAAGCAGTTTTGAAAAAATAGATAAAAAAAGAATAGAAAAAGTATTAAATCAAGGTTGGCTAGATGGGAAAAATTATAGTGATAGAATTTGGACTAATAAAGAAAAATTAGTAAATTCATTAAACACAGAATTAACTCAAATGATAATTCGAGGAGAAGCACCAGACAGAGCAATAAAAGCAATATCTGCAACAATGGGAGTTAGTAAAAGACAAGCGGGAAGATTAGTTATGACAGAAAGTGCGATGATTGCTTCAGTTAGTCAAAAGGATTGTTTTAAGGCGTTAAATGTAGAAGAATTTGAAATTATTGGAACATTAGACACAACAACTTGTGAAGTATGTGGAAGTTTAGATGGAACACACCTACCAATGAACCAATATGAAGTAGGAAAAACTGCTCCACCATTTCACACTAATTGTAGGTGTTGTACTGCACCATATTTTACAGATGACGAGGGTACAAGAATAGCAAGAGGCGAAGACGGAAAACAATATTATGTGCCAAGTGATATAAAATATGAGGAGTGGAAAGAAAAATATGTTGATAATAATGAGACAATTAAATTAAATTTGAAAAATTACCCTAAAAATGTTACAATAAATAATAAGGATTTATCTTTTGAAGAGTGTAAGAATATTATAGAAAATAACAAGATTACATTTGTTGATGATGATTTGAAAGTTATTGATAATAAATTATTATCAGACAATGTAAAACAATTCAATAATTTATTAAACAAATATCCTGTTATGAAACAATATATAGAAGATAGAAAAATGCATTTAGGTGCTGAAAATTTCAAAAATAAAGGTGAAGTTGCAGTATTTAGTTCTGGAATTGATAATAAGAAATTAAGTATTCATTTTTCAAAACAGAAATATAAAAATTATAGTTCATTTGTTGAAAATGAAAGTAAAGACATAAATAGTTTTTACAGTATGCAATGTATAGAAAATATGACAAGTGTATATTCATTGACACATGAATTTGGACATTTTATTGAGAATAAATTTATAGATGATTATAATAAAGAACATTTTGCGGAATTTTTAAATATGAAAACAAGAGCATTAAATGCAAATAGCATTAATCAATCAAATCAAATTTTAATAAAATGGCAAATGAAATGTACAGATGTAATAGCAAAAGATATTTTTGAAATAGCTAAAAAGAAAAATCCTAATTTTAATTTGTTAGAAAATTTGAGCGAATATGGACGCAAGAATAGTATGGAATTTTTTGCAGAATGTTTTGCCAATATGGAATGTGGTAAGCCTAATGAATTGGGCACAGCAATGAAAGAATATTTAATGCAGAAAGGAATATTAAAATGAAAATAAAGCCTGATTTTGATATTAAAAAATGGTGTGTATATAACGAAGAAAAATTTAGACTAGAGTTAAAAGATGATGCACCTCAAGAGATAAAGGAAAAATTTAAAAAATGGGAAAATGAATACAATGAACGTTATATAACAGAAAAGGAGTAAATAATGGCTAGAGATGATTATTTTGTAATTGTATATAAAATATTAGCTTATTTGTATGAATGTTTAAAGAATGACAGTAAGCCTGATATATATTTTGTGTTACAAGCTGATACTTATAATATTAGTGAAAATTATTTTGAATATATATTTTATGAATTGCAGAAAGATAATTATATTGAAGGTGTAAAATTTATTCCAATACAAAATAAAATAAGATATGGTATCAAAATTACACCTGATATAATGATTACGCCGAAAGGTATTGAGTATTTACAAGAAAATTCAATGTTATCAAAGGCTAAAAATATAATAAAAGAACTTAATGAAATAATACCAGGCTTATAATAATTTAATAAGTTTAAAGGAGCAGGTGCTTTCGTGGAAAGTATCTGTTTTTTCATATAAAAAATCGTCTTTTTTGTGAGTTTGCAGACGGAAAAGAACAAACATCACTTAATCAAATCGTGGTTCGTCACCCACGGAAAACAACGTAATTTGAGGAGGGATTGTTTATGAATAAAGAACAATTGATTGAAAAAGGCTTGACAGAAGAGCAAGCAACGGAAGTATTAAAACTTCACAAACAAGAAATTGATGAAGGGTATGTGACTAAAGTTAGAATGAATGACTTGAATGAGGCAAATAAGAAATTACAAGAACAAATTAATGAAAGAGATAGCCAAATTAAGGAATTAAAGAAAGTTGATGCACAAGACCTTCAAAAGAAAATTGAAGAGTTAGAGGCTACTAATAAGTCAGCTAAGGAGAAATACGAGGCTGATTTGAAACAAAGGGATTTGAATTATGCTTTGAGTAGTGCACTAAAAGAGGCAGGTTCAAAAAATGATGTGGCAGTAAAAGCATTGTTACAAGATTTTCTAAAAGATGCAAAAACAGAAGGCGAAGCAGACAGTTTTGTAATCAAAGGATTAAAAGAAGAAATTGAAAGATTGCAAAAAGATGAAAGCTCAAGTTTTATGTTTAATGTAAAAACAGAGCCAACGACTGTTTTAAATGGTGCAAAACCAACAGAAGGGGCTGAAAAGCCTACAACCAAGACATTAAAAGATATGTCATATGAAGAAAGGGTTGCTTATTTTGAAGCAAATCCAAATACAGAAATTTAAATAAAAGAAAGGTAAAAGGTGAATTAAAATGGGAAAATTCGATTCAAAAAGCTTTAATGAAAAAGCGTTTAAATATTCTGTGGAGAATCCAAGAATACCAAATTTAAAAACAAATGAGTTAAAGAAATCAAGAGCATTAAAAGGAAGTCAAGATATTAGAGATGTATTTACATCACAAAATGGTACTTCTTATGCGGTTATTGCAATGAAAGGATTATTAGATGGAGATGCAGTAAACTATGATGGTGAAACAGATATTACTGCAACAAGCACCAAAACATTTGAGAGAGGTGTTGTAGTAGTGGGTCGTGCAAAAGCATGGACAGAAAAAGATTTCTCTGATGATATTTCAGGAGAAAATTTTATGGACAATGTTGCAGATCAAGTTGCTGAATATTGGGATGAAGTTGATCAAGATACATTATTGGCTATTTTAAAAGGTATATTCTCAATGACGGGTACAAAAAACCTTGAATTTGTTAATAATCATACAACAGAAATTTCATCAGCAATGGAAGCAACAACTTTAAATAGTGCAACAAACAAAGCTTGTGGTGCTAATAAAAAGAAATTTACTGTTGTTATTATGCATAGTGATGTTGCTACAAATCTTGAGAATTTAAATTTAATTAAACATTTAGTATATACAGATAAAGACGGATTAACAAGAGAAATTGATTTAGCAACATGGAATGGTAAATTAGTTGTTATTGATGATGAAATGCCAACAAAAGCAGTTGCAGCAAGCGGAACAGGAGAAAATTTAGTAGAAGCTCATACAGAATATACAACATATGTATTAGGTGATGGAGCTATTGATTATGAAAATATTGGTGCTAAAGTTCCTTATGAAATGGATAGAGATCCATCAACAAATGGTGGTGAGGATACTTTATATACAAGACAAAGAAAAGTGTTTGCTCCATATGGTATTTCATATACGAAGTCATCTCAAGCTAGTCTTTCACCAACAGATACTGAACTTCAAAATGGAGCTAACTGGGAATTAGTACATAGTGGTGAAACTACAGCATCTCAAAGAAGTTATATCAATCATAAAGCTATTCCAATAGCAAGAATTATTTCTTGGGGATAATTAGAAAGGGTGATGTATAGGTCTGATGAAGAAAAAGAACAATTCTTTGAAGATGTAACAGAAAGACTAAAAAATTTTGGTTATACTTATGACCAAGAAAATGATGAATTTATAATTAATTTCATTATAAAACAGGTAACACATACAATTCAGAGTGAATGCAATATTGATTGCATTCCTACTGAATTATATGAAAAAGCAATAAATGTAGTTTGTGGTGAGTTTCTATATGAAAAAAGAAGTTCTGGAAATTTAGATTTAGAAAGTATAAATGAAGATAATATAATCGCTAGTGTAAAAGAAGGAGATACGCAAGTGAATTTTTCTACTGATAGTCCTAGCAGTGGTAAAAGATTTGATACTTTGTTAGATGTATTGATAGCTTCAATAACTGAATCTGACTATGCTTCTTTTAGGAGGTTTAAATGGTAGCAGTAGAAAGTAGAAGGAAAGCGATTGAGAGTTTATATGATGGAGAGTGTACTATTACTGAATATCAAAAAGTAAAAAATAGCACTACTAAGATGACAAAATTTGAAGAAGTTGTTGTTTTAGAAAGACAGCCTTGTAGGGTATCATATGAGCGATTTAATACAGTATTTGTAAAAGATGATGCTAATTCTGTTTCGCAATCCACGAAATTATTCATTGCCCCAGAGGTTAGAATAAAACCAGGTTCAAAAATAACTGTTACTCAAAACAATGTTACAACAGAATATCAGAAAACAGGAGAACCTGCGGTATATTCTACACATCAAGAAATAGAGCTTGAATTATTTAAAGGATGGGCTTAAATTATGGCGAAATGGGGAAGTGTTGATTATAGACAATTAAAAAGATTGCAAGAAAAGATTGATAAACTTGCAGAAAAAGACCATGAACAATTTTGCATAGAAACAATAAAAGAATTAGCTGCTAGGATGCTTGCTAAAGTAATCAAGAAAACACCAGTAGGAGATTATTCGCACGAAATTGAAGTTACTGCAAAGCGTGACTCTAAAAATCATAAAAAAGGTGAAGTTTATAAAAAACGTGTTAATACTAGTGGAAAAAATGGGGGAACTTTGAGAAGAGGTTGGACTGCAAGTTCTGAAAAAGAAGCAATGTATGGAGTTCTGTTTAAAGGTGAACAAACACAAGTTGATGAATATGTTAACTTATTAAATGTAACTAAAGATGGTAAAAAATATATAATAGAAATAGTAAATCCAGTTAGTTATGCTAGTTATGTCAATAATGGACATAGAACAAGAGATCACAAAGGCTGGGTTCCAGGAAGATTCTTTCTTGAAATTAGTGAACAAGAATTAGAGCGAGAAGCACCAAAAATTATTGAAAATAAATTAGAAAAATATTTAAGGAGTGTTTTTAATGAGTGAAGCTACAAATATTATAGAAGCTATTTCAATGCAATTAGATTCTGTTTTTAATGAAGAAATCAAAAATAAATATACCATTTATGGAGAAGAAATAAAACAGGGATTAGAAGAGCCTTGTTTTTTTATTAAGCTTTTAACATCTAATATAAGACAAATAGTAGGAAAAAGGTATTTTAAATCACAGTTATTTGACATTCATTATTTTCCAAAAAGCAAAATAGAAAGTGGAAGAGAAATGTTAGACATTGCTGATAATCTATATGAAGCCCTAGAATATATAAAATATAATGATGAATTATTTAGAGGAACAAATATGAATTATCAAATTATTGATGATGTTTTACATTTCTTTGTAAATTACAATTATTATTCAATCCGTGAAAAACAAAATGACGAATATATTACAAACTTAAATTATTCGCAGGAGGTTAAAAAATGAGTAAAATAAAAAAAGAAGAGGCAACAAATGATATTACTGAAAAGAAAATTCAAGATAATAAATACTCAAAGAAAGAGTTATTAAAAGTTGCTCAATATGCAAATAGAAAAGACATTTTAAATGTTTTATTAAAAGAAGAAGGCTCGTACTCATTTAAAGAAGTGGACGAGCTTTTAAAGAATTTTTTAGAAAGGAAGGTAAATTAATATGGCTTTAGGTGGAGGAAGTTTTTTAAGTCAAAATAAAGTATTGCCAGGAACATACATCAATTTTGTGTCAGCAGCAAATGCATCTGTAAATTTATCAGATAGAGGAATTGTTGCAATGCCTTTAAATTTGGATTGGGGTGTTGATGGTTCTGTATTTGAATTAGATGCGTCAAATTTTACTAATAATCTAATGAAAATACTTGGTTATTCATATGATGATGACAAAGTAAAAGGAATTAGAGAAGTATTTAGAAATGCTAAAACAATGTATATTTATAGATTAAATTCTGGAGCAAAAGCAAGTGCTACAATTGCTGCTGGAGAAGAAACTGGTGTAACTGTTACAGCAAAATATTCAGGAACTAGAGGAAATGATATTAAAATAGTAATTGCTAGCAGTACAGCTACACAAGGAAATTACGTTGTTTCAACATATATTGCAGAAACTGCAGGAGG